CACAACTTACACTAGATGCACCTATTCCCGGAGAAGGCTTAACGCATAAGTTAGGTGATAGACCTTGGCAGAAGCCAGCACAATACACAACTGTTGATGAAGTTATACCGTTTTACGTAGAGAGAATACGTAACCCTGATTTCACACCACAACTGCTCAAAGTTATACGTCTTGGTTTCCCACTAACAACGATAGCTAACTCCATGCAAAATGCTTCTGTTATGGAGGGCATACACAATGTTGATGTAGGTATATTAGCGTTACCTGCTATTGTAGAACTGCTTGCATTAGTATCAAAAGAAAATGATGTACCCTATAAAACAGGCTTAGAAAGACCCGAAGCACCAGAACAACAAAATCCCTCAGAGATTGACATGGCACTAGCTATGAAAAGCATGGACGAGGACAAACCAGACATGCAAGAAGAAGAGGAAAAACCTGAAGAAGATAAACCAACAGGATTAATGGCAAGGAGAGAAATGTAATGGTATTACCAGTATTAGGACTTTTAGGGCTAGGGGCTGCAGGATTATTTGGTTCTGCAGGTAAAGCTATTGCAGGTGGTGCAGGAGAACAAATGTCTGATCTATATGCCCAAGATAGAGCAGAAAAGTTAGACTATTTAAAAAGAAAAAGACTTATGGAAGAGTCAGCCAAATTGTCTAGGCAAGCTAAAATAGGAGAGGATAAAGAAGCCGAAAAGAAAGAAAGAGCTAAAGCAGAAAAAAATGCAGAAGTATTATTTACAAGATTAACACAAGAGGGCAGATATACTCCCAAAAATGCTGTAGCTATAATGGCTGGAGGAACAGGTGCTGTGAATGAAGCATTAAGTTTTTCTAAAGGACTAAAAGCAGATGATGATGGAATATTACCTGATGTCAACACATACTATACAACATTTGTAAAAGGCACAGAAATATCTCAACTGCCTGAAGAAAGACAACAAGATTTTAAAACACAATTTTCTACTAGAACTAGATCGGAGTGGATACAAAAAGCTGCAGATATATTAGATCCAAATGCTAATTTTACACAAGAGTATATGGTGCAGAGAACAAAAGGCCAAGTAGACAAAACAGATGAAGGTTTTATAAAATCAAATGCAGAGATAATGGCACAAATGACTCAGATAGAAGCTGAAGCATTGAATAATAAAAAAACAGGACCTTTGTTTAAAAAAATGTTTGGAAGAAATGAAGGACTTCACAACATAGATTTAACTTTTAATGACCAAGGTGAACCTGCCGATGCAAATACGATGGAAGTCTTTAGGTTGATAAACAATGTTAGAAATACAGCTATAAAAAATCAAGGGACTAGCAAAAAGAATATTCCTATAAAAGATAAGACCATGAACGCAGGACAATTTAGATCTGTTAATAATCATATAGCTATAGCAATAAATCAGAACGAGGGTGTTGGTTCTTTAACGGACACAATACGATATGGTGAAGCTATGCTAATACCTACATTTGCTCCCACAAGAAATGCAGAAGAACATTTTAACAGCTTTGTAGCCAGTGAACAAGCTCTTGCTCTCATAAACAATACGTATAAAGTGGGTACACCTGAAGCTCCAGAATTTACACAATATATAGATTTTAGAGCTATAGTTGACGGTTTAAAATTAAGGTCTGCCGCTAAAAGAAAAGATTATCTACTAGAAGTAGCTAATAATCATAGAAATAAGGGGCAAGCATTTCATGATACAGAGCTAGAAAAAAGATATGTGCCACAGGCAGACTATATGCAAGGATATGCAGATTATTCTAATCAAAATTTTCAGGGACTAGACTATTTAGATTTAAGCAATGAGCAAAAAATAAAATATTTAAACAGCAAAAATTATAGTCAAGGAACTGTTATTTTTGACAATCAAAACGTGCCTATAATTTTACAAGGTAAGAGTAAATATTTTTTTATAAGTAGAGATTAAAAATGGCAGATATAAAAGATTCTGAAGAAATGTCTTTAGGGCAAGACATTCAACAGATAGGTACATTTAATTACAACGAGAATAATAAAGTAAAAAAAGAAGATGTTTTTTCTGTAGATCCTTTAGATTTTATAGATCAAAAAACACCTCTTAATGAAGTAGAAGTTGAAGTCAAGCCAGACTTTATGACTGAAGAGCTTGCCTTACAACTTGCACCACCTCCCCCAACCGATGAAGAAGTAGCAAAAGCAGATCAAAAATCTATATCAATTAAAACAGGACAGATGGTATCTCCTGTTGGATCAGATATACTTTTTGAAGATGTTAAGTATGAAACAATTTTTGAAGAAGAAAAACAACCAAGTGAATACGTTTTTGAATGGAACAGAAAGCTAAAAAAATTAAGAGAAGAAAAAGCAGAAGATGTTGAAAGAGCAGGGGGAGAAGAAAAGTACAAACAAAAATTAGAGCAACAGTTAGTTGAGATAAAAAGAACAACATCGGATAAAGCACATGCAGGTCAATATGGAGCATGGGGAAAAGCTTTTAATGATTACACATTTGGATATGGTATAGACTTAGCGATAGATACAGCTATGGCTATAGACTATTTTGCAACAGGACTAGATGCTAGAGCAACAGACGTAGTCGAAATGACTATGAACGCTTACAAGAAAACTGACGATTTTTTTAATGGTAACTTTCTATCTATTCCCGGAGTAGTAGATTTTGGAGATGTTATAGAGGGTACGGCTGGTAATTTCTTGTTTAAGTCAAGAGATTATACAAAAAAACCTGACAAAAATCCTGAAGAATATGCAGATAAGTTTATGGATTTCTTTTATGAAATGTTCCAGTTAGCAGAGGTTGGTTTAATTGGTAGAGGAACTCAGCTTAGAAAGGTAGATATATTTGGTGCAGATCAAGTAAAACTATTTCCTAATCGTAAGATAGAAGATGCTATAAAAAAACAAGTTATAACTGACATAAACCGAATGGAAAAAAATGTTATAAGAGCAACAAAAGCACATAATAATATACGAAAGGGGAAAATATTTACAAGCACAGAATATGATTTTAATGCGTTTGCCATGAAAAGGGCTGCAACTGAATCACAAGACAAGCTTGATGCAAAAGTTGCCTTGGAAGCGTCAGAAGCACATGCTATAAGAAAAAATTTGATTGAGAACTTTGAAAATAACCTGAGTGTAAACAAAGATCCAGATGGAAAAACAAAAAGTAGAGATAGATTAGATTATATAAGAATATCTTATGAAGATGAAAATGGTAACACACAATTAGATTATGAGAAAGCCAGAGAGCTTGGCACTAAAACTCTACGTGGAGATGATTTAGAAAATTTAGAGCAGTCAGCAATAAATTATTTAGTTGACGATCCAAATGCTAATCCATTTGATCCTATAAATGTAGCAAGAACAGGGACTTCTTTTTTAAGAGACTTAGGAAAAAAGAAAGATAAAAAAGAACCTAGTCCAGAAAAACAATTAGGCCAACTCCTTGCATCGCTATCCACAGATATAGGATCTATAACAAGTCCTGTGTTGAATCCTGAGAAGTTTAACAGTATCGTTGCTCTTGCAAATAATTTACAGAAGAAAAAACCAGAGTTATTTGATAAAGATAAATCTACCATAGATAATCTTTTTGAATTAGCTGTGCGAAAAGATTTTGATGGAGAAGAGTTAATAGACGAATTAGATAGAGTTGGACTATCCTTTGAAGATTATGTTTTATCTGTGGTAGGTTCAGGATCAGTATCTGGTAAAATACTACAGAAGTTGAGCATGATAAAAAGATCAAGATCTGTAAACGAGATGATTGGATTGCAAGACAAAAACAAAACTATGCAATCTCATTATAACTTTTACAGAGCCATTAGAAGACTTGAAAATGCTAGAAGAGGTGGTTTAGTTACACAAATAGCGACTGCTGCAAGAAATTTATTAACTGTTGGTGTTAGATACCCACTAGAAAGTTTAGGCAACGTAGTTGAAACAGGAATATACAATGCTACAAAACCTTTAGAGTCATCTGATGGTTTTAAACTAGCTGGTGATTATCTTCTCGCACCTGCTAGATTTGGCTTATCTCTAGCAGATTTAAATAACTGGAAGGGTAGTACACGTTCTCTAAGAATGTTGTTTCAAGATGAACGAATTATAAATCCTGTTGACTCGTTGATGTATGGTAGATTAGACCTGCAAGAAATGATACCGTTTGTAAAACAAAAAACTGGTATAACTTTGCCAGTTCCAGTTGCAGCAACTACACGGCTACAGGAGGTTGTAGATTTTTTCTTAAAAAGACCAGAGTTTCAAGAAAAGCACAACAGATTATTTAATAACCTAAATGATATACAAAAGGTAGGTGGACGAGAAGAGATACCTGTTGATAGTTTAATTTCTAATCCTAAAGCTATTGGTGGTTTTGCTTTAAATATGTATGAAGATTTAGTGTATAGCTTAAATTTTTTCAATAGACAACAAGAGCATATGATAAGACGAACAGCTTTTTTTGGAGAGCTAGAAAGACTTTTGAAGAGAGAGTGGAATTTAGATTTACTGCCAACACTCAATGACGTTAAAAATGAAGGACTGTTTAGAAAATTAATAAATGATTCACCTGAGTTAAAACCCAAAGATTCAAGATCTATCATGGAGTTAATGGAAGATGCTACAGAAAAAGCACTAGATGTATCTTATAGTGAAGGACCTGATCTATCTATAAGTAAATTTTTAGAGCAAACATTAGTTAAGTCTGTGGCAGGTACAATAATATTACCATTTCCCAGATTTGCTTTGAGTCAAATGGAACTCATGGCTACATATACTGCAGGAGCTTTAGTACCTGCAACTAAACACTTAGCACATTTAACTCGTTTAGATAAGTTATTACCTATAAATGATAAAAAGCTGGGAGATTTTAGATCGTTCAGAGATTTTAGTAAAGATGATAGAGAAAGAATAGCAAGAAACTCTATAGGACTACCAATATTATATGGTGCTTACGAGTATCTAACATCTACAGAAGATGAAAACGGTAATATAGGAGAACTAAATAAAATTCCTGTGCCTGATGCTATAGCAAATGCAGACCCTACATTAAAAAGTTTTGAAAAAAAGGAAGTGGATATAACACCTAATCATCCAATACTACCTAATCTATTGGTAGCAAATATGTTTAGAATAATGAGAAGATCATTTGATCCAAGCAAAAGCACAATGTGGAATATAAAGAACGCTAATTGGGATGAGGAATTAGCAAGTTATTTTAGAACAACTAATAAGCTAGGAGAGAATGGATTAGAAGAAACAGTAAAAGTTTTGCTTGGCACTAACGTGAGAGTAGGCTCTGGTGCGTTTTTATTTGATGACTTAGTTAGATTTGCTTCAGGAACTTCTGATGTTGATGTAGACCAAAGAGTTGCTAGGATGATGGGTAGATTAGCAGGTAATCTTGTTAATACCTTATTTGTACCTTTTAATCAGTTTATGGATGCAGAAAGAGGTATGGATGCTAGAAGACAAGATATACCAGAAACGATGACAGAGCAAACTCTAAGTTTTTGGGAAACCATGAAAGCTGAATATCAAAGATCAAGATTAACTAAGCCCGGATTCTCCACTATTAGTGCAGAAGAGGAAAGAGGACTAGAGAGAAAAATATATTTGTACGAACCAGAGCAAGGTTATCAAAGAGATTTTATACTTTACAAGTTCGTAGGTTTAAATATTGTTGATGAAAAAAGTGAAGTTGGGGAATACTTAACTAGATTAGGAATAGATGAATTTAAATTAATGTCATCTAGTAGATCTGGGTTGGGATATGTAAGCCCAGAAGCCTTAAAAATACAAAAACAAAGTATTAAAGATCACCTTCAAGAGATGTTGCCTGTTCTTAAAGATAAAGAAAAAGAATTTGAAGCTCAGTATGATGGTTTTTCATTGATTCAAAAAAGTGGAGTTATAGGTGGTAGAGGTCCTCAAAGTAAAGTAAATTATGTAAACACTGAGATGCGTCACTATATAAAAAATATGATGACTACTTATAGACGTGAAATTCTAAGTTCTAAAATAAATGAAGCCACACAACAAGGCAGAATATCTTTGAATAGCCAAATGATAAATGCGTATAAAAATATAAAGCCACAAACAATTAAAATGAGAGCTTTAAATACTTGGAAAAGAACTGTAGGAGTTACAGAGGATAGAGATATAAATTTTGGTGATGCCAACGATTTAATTGACATTCTTTTGTTTTCTTATATACAAAAAGATTTAGATAGCCAAACTAAAAAGGAAATAGAAGCCTATTATGACTCATATAGAAAGTTGTATAAACTCACAGATAAAGATTATGAAAGTAAAGACCCAAAAATAGTGCCTGATAAAAAAGAAATAGACTTACAAATAGAGAGACTATTAAATAAAAAAGATTAACTTTTCCAATCTATCTTTCTAACTATTTCTTTTACATACTTCAAATCTTCTTCAAGCTTTTCTAACTTAGTATTTATTTCTTTCAACACCTCAAACAGAGTGCGTGGCTCTCTGCTTTTTCTGTCCATGAAAGCCTTTGCTTCTTTTTCTAACTGCATCTCTACCTCTAGTTAAATTATCATAGTAGGCTGTGTTGAACCCACGTTCCCATTCTCTGTATAACATTGTATCAGAGCCATAAGGGTTACGAATCTTTCCATATGCAAACGCATCATAGCCTTTCATCCACTGTATCTTTAACGGTGCATCGTGTTTGCCTAATCCACGTTCTTTTCTGGATAAATACTTCATACTAAGCTCCTATATCTACTATCTCACAACTATCGCCAGAACAGGCAAAGGTCTGAGAAGAATTAGTGTTGTCCTCTTTCTCATAATCTGTAAACTTATTCCAATCAATATGACTGAACTTACTGCTAAAATCATCGTATACAGCTTCTGTACAATCTTGATAGGGTGCTTGTTGATAAGTATGATCGGAGTGTGGTAGAAAAGAAACACCAGACATTTCGTCAAAGTGTTTAAATACAAACGCACCCACTTCCATCCACTCATCATCACGCACAGATATTGTAACAGAAGGCTTGTGTTCACACCAATGTCGCTGGTAGAGAAGCCACATCTCTAGCTGTTGGATAGCTGTCATGTCGTTTCTCACTACAGACTTCTTTGGTGACTTCATCGGAAAGCTAAACACAGTTTGTGTATCTGGCTTCATGAAGTCTGCTTCACTTGGTATGCCACTGTCCTTCATGAAGTTAGTAAGAGGATCTTTATTATCGCCCCTAACGGTACGAATATAATAACTGCTATGACGAGGGTGGATACCACTGCTTGAGTCCACAAGTTGCGATACTGTCCCACTTGGTTTGACGCATGTGATAGCAGTGCTTTGGGGGATACCAAAGATTGCCGACCACTCTTTATTTGTTTCAACTGCAATTTCCCTGAGTGCTGTGAGGGTTTTTTCAAGCCCATGTTTTCTCCCATTTGTTAGTTCATTATCCATAATACCTGTAAGGCTGACACCAAGAAGTCTTTCTTCTTCTGTGTTCTTATTCCATATCTTTCGCAAGTATGGAAACTTTGTAAGAGTAGCTTGTGCTGTGCCAAGTATGGTGGCAAGCATAACCTTTCTTTTCAAATCATCAAACTTATCTTTCTCTCGTATCACAACCTCTGTAAGATTGCAAAACTGGTAGGGACGCAGTATGATTTCACTGCAAGGATTGCAACCAAACTCATGGTCTGCATCTCTTCTACCAAACTTCTTTGCCTGTTCCTTTGCAGATATTCTGTTGAATATGCCACGTTCCCCAGACTTTGATTCCACGAGAGATGTCCACTCACGCAAGAATGTCTCACCATCTGGCTTGTCAGTGTAGCATACAGAGTTGTTTGAGAGAGCCATTTGTGGTGCTGTCTCCCACCATTTACCAGACTTAGCGTGTCGCATACGTTGATCTGAGAGGTTAGACAAACTAATCATTGCTGACCTACGCACACCACCAGAGACTACAACTTCCCCTACTTTACACATTAGATTGTGGCAATCATAACTAGATAATTTGCGTCCAACATTTTGTCTAAACAATGCTACAGTAAAATTAAATAAGTCTATTAGAGGTGCAGGACCACTGGCTCTACCACCAAATATCTTTAGTCTAGCACCTGCTGGTCTTACCTTTGACATATCCCATACAGGAACTTCACCCATATACAAATGGCCTATCAATTTACGTAATGCTTTTGCCCAACCTTCTTTACTGTCTTGCACATCTATGCAAGTATTAACTTCATCTAAAGTCTGTGGAATTTCTGGTAACTGATTTACGTACTGTCTTTCTACAGAGAAACCTACACCAGTGCCACACAAAAGAATGTACATAGCTTCATCAAAAGCTTTTGGATCATCAACAGGCAGATAGCTACAGTTATACCCTGCTGTATTATCTCTTTCAAGAGCAGAACCTGCTGTCATCAATGCTCTCATAGATGGCATAACTTCTAGTTTAGTTATAGCATCAATAATCTGTTGTTTAGGTAGGTGTCCTTTAACTTTCCCAGTAATGTAGTCCACGTATCTCTGCACAGTTTCTTCCCATGTTTCTCTTCTGTTCTCTTCGTCAATCCACCTAGCATACCTAGATATTGCAATAAATTTTTGATAATCATTCATATTAGCTCTCCATTGTTATTTTTATATGTTTTACTTTTAGCCCATCAATATCATAGATAAACTCTTCTAATGCTTCTTGTATCTCTTCACTAGGATCACCGTCAGCAGGGATTGGATATTCGTCTTTATCTACATCCAATGTTAGATATACTTTAACAACCATTGTCCAACTCTATACCAAAAGAAGTAAATAAATCTGGAGACTTTTGGTCATCCTTTTTTATCTCTATCAACTTATTTAAATACCACTGTGCTTTCTCTAAATCCTGCACACCATTCTTGTATCTGTATCTCCAAAGATACTTCATTATGTTCCCTTGTAGATAATATTCGTAACCTTCTCCTGTAGCAGAAGATATAGCATCTATACACTCTATCCCATACTTATTATAATGTGGTGGACTGTTTACCATATCTTTATCCTTACAATTCATTTCCCATTTGGCCATACTATGCACTCCCATCTGTTTTACTGTTAAAATTAATAGTTATTATATTGTCCTTTCTACTGATTATCTTACCATTCTTTTTAGGTGGGTCAATCTCTTTTTCTAATATACTATAAAGTTTTTCCCTAGCAGTTGCATCCTCTTCCATAAGCACAGGCACAGCCATAATCATTCTAACAAAGTTCATCAAAGAAAAATAGTCCATATCGTTCAAGGGACTGTGGTCAAAAGCGTCTACACTTAAATTTATGTTACCTGTCCACACACCATCAACAATCTCTGGCGATACACGAATACTCATTTCTTCGTCTTTGAAACCTAGATAGTTTAGAATTTTGTTTTTCATATCTTCTTGTTCCTAAATTGTATGAGTTCTGGATGTTTGTTTGTACCTCTTTTCTTTAGCCACTTCTCTGGTATGACTCTAGTGCAATACAGAAAGTCATTTTTCTCGCACCATCTACCATAAGAGGTCTTAGATCCTTTTCTCAGTTTGTTGTTTTCGTTTTCAAAAACAAATCTAATGTCTAATTTAGGATGTTGTTTCTTAATTAACAAATGTTTCCGTCTATCAGCTACAGTAAATCTGCCCTTAGTTTCTATTATAATACCGTTTGGCAATACAAAATCTGGTGTATACATACGATAAGCTAGGTCTTCCCATTCTATCTTCATACCCTCGTATATAAATGGAATGGAGAGTTCTTTCAACTCCTCTGCGATCTTGACTTCAAGACCACTACGAAAACCTAGCCTACGTGCTACCTTATATTTAGTAGACTTAAACACCTACCACCAAATAGATGTAGACCTGTTAAACGGAAAAGCTCTTAGTCCAAGAGATTTTAACTCTTCATTAACAGCTTCGTCTGCCGATTTTCTAGCATCCATAGCTATCTTTAATCCCTCATACTTTCTTTCACGATAAGCCTTTTTCATCTCTAAGAGTTGTTTTTCCATTTCAGATATTTCACTAGCCATTTCCTCTAGTGTAGGATTTGATTTGTCATTCATGCTACTTGCTCCTTTCTAATACTAACATACGAAACAATCTTTGGCTCTTTAGCCTTAGACAACAAAGATGGTAGCTCTTGCAAGTTCTCCCAGCACGAATGTTTGTATCGGCAGAAAGAACATGTTTTACTTAACACCCTGTTACCAGTTGGCTTACCTCTGAATGTTTCTTCTTCAGATTCATAACACCGTTTAAACACATTACTCTTTACTACTTTGACGTTTTCCTCAAGCTTTTTAACCTCGTTGTCAACGTCTATATTTTCGGCAGGTACGTACTTAAAACTACCGTTAGCCTTATTTACTACCCACCATCCCCCTGCTTTCTTACCCAGAGCTTTGGCATAGCCAGCCAGTTGGCCAACATAACCAAAAGCATCATCAGAAGAAAGTGTATCAAAAGACTCAAACTTATTTCTGTAAGACCAATCAGAAGCAGACTTGATGTCATCAACAGCATCATTCAAAACTAAATCATATGTGCCACTAACCTTTTCGTCTGCTACATCCAGATATACTTTGTCTGAATCTTCAAATTTTATTTTAGCTTCTTTCATCAAACCTTTGAATACAGCTTCAACTATATCGCCCAACATCATATTCATTACGAATGTTGTAGGCAGAGGATCTGACTTCTCTGGCTGATTCTTTTCAAACCAGAGTTGGCAAGATGGTCTACCTATATTTGACATTCGTAACTGAAACTTTCTACGCTTCGTTCTTTTACCAAACTGACGATTCAAAGCTTCCCCTATGTCTTTCTTTATACCTGCTATGGTTTTGGCAGACATAGAGGACTTTCCGTTGGTTGCATCTTCAAGGTATTGATGCAAGGCTATTTCAGATGGATGTTTCATTCAAATGGTATTTCTTCGCTATCAATTATTTCATCCACCACATCTACATCCATATCTTCTTTCTTGCGAGAGTTCTCTCCCCAAGCATTTATTATGTAGTCATTGTAGTTATCAATCCACTGCATGAAGTCGGCAAAAGTTTGCTGGTCTTCATCAGATAGCTTGATGACATCTGATAGATTTAGAGATGCAGACGGAATGTAAAAGCTATTACCATTTGGTAGCTTTCTCTGCTCTGTGGCCACCTCTATCATATGCTGTGGTGGTAGCCTTTTCATCTTAGACAGCTTTACAAAACAGTTGCCCAGTATTTTAAAAGCATCCCTGTTCTCTACTTCCCAGATGAATGGAGTCACACCAAGTTCAGCAGGAATACCCTTTGAATCCACAGGGTTCTTCAACTCAACTGTTCCTAAGATAACACGGACTCTTTTGATTTGCTTTATCAAGTCCTGTGTCTTCTGGTCTAGTGCTTTGAAGTCCTGTATGAACCCAGCAGGTTTACCACAGTTGAAACCACCATCATTGTCCTTGAGGTCAACATTAAGATTGTCATTCATAACAGTCTTGATGTACTTGTTTGGTGTATCACCAGAACCCATGACAAATCGCTTGTACATGTAGCGTTGTAGGAATGGACGAACATTGGCTGTGGTGGAATAAAATGTTTCACCATCTGGTATCTCCAGCTTGTATGTTCCACCCTCTACAACTTCTACATTGACAGACTTGCCGTTGATTTCAGACTGCCCCATCAAAGGTGAATGGTTTATGCGTAGCCTAGCAAGAGTGCTGGCCTTCTGCTTTGTGTTTGTTTCTGTTGCCATACCCATAGCTTTGGCCATGACTGCGTAATTATCTGTATCTATTGTTGTGATTGTTGTACTCATATATTTATCTCCTTGTCTAAATTAAAGAACTATAGTTATATCATAGGACATCTTTGGTGTCAAGCCAATTATTTCCTATTTTTGATTCTAATAATAAAGGTACATTAAAATCTATATTGAAGTGATTGTCAACAATATTTTTTAAATTTTTATTAATGTCTCTCATTATTTTTAATACGGCATCTTTCTCGTCTGGATGTACATCAATAACGATAGAATCATGCACAGAATTTACTATACAACTTTGCATATTCTCTAGTCTTTCGCTAATCTTTACAAGCACAAGAGGTACTATGTCTGCCGTAGCAAAACTTTGTACAGGATAGTTCTTAATCTGTGTCCCATACGTAACTTTACCTCTGCCTTTTCTCTCTACATCTGGAAAAGAAAACTCTCTGCCAGACGGTGTGCGTATTTTCAATGTCTCTATTGCTTCATTTGCAAGGCTCTCGTGCCATGCTCCAATACCCTCATACTTGCTTGTAAACTGCTCATAGTACTCAGCTTCGGCTGTCGTTCTGCCATATCCTGTCGCACCATATAAAGGTGCAAACGTATGTGCTTTAGCTTCCTGTCTTGTAGTAGGCTGTCCTGCTTCACTAATAATTTTAGCTGTGTAAGCATGAACATCTACACCATTGGCTATCTCTCGCATGGCTGTCTTATCTTGGGACAAAAACGTAGCAACTCTAAACTCTAGCTGTGCAAAGTCGGACTCCAGTATCTCACCACCCTTGTCACTCCAACGAGATACAAAGACCCTCTTCACAGGAAACGTACCACCTCTAGGCATGTTTTGCATATTAGGGTCTGCTCCACTAAATCGCCCTGTAGAGGTACGATGCTGTAACAACCGAACATGCAGTCTACCATCAAGCTTAACGTGGTCTGCAATACCCTCTACAAAGCTGGACAAGTATGTTTCCACAGCAGATAATCTTCTTATGTTTTTTAAGAATCTTTCAGCATCAGCATCGCCCTCTCTTCTAGCTTTGTTCTCTAGTGTTTCTATGTTTGCTTTGTTGATAGTGAAGCCACTATGACTTACCCATCTTGAGTTGCAAGGCTGTCTCTTCAAACCTGCTATCTCTTTTGAGGTCTGCTTATAAATAAATCCTTGACTATCACAGACAGAACACTTTGACATCTTAGCATACGGCTTACCGTCTTTTCTGATTCTCTGTATAAACCCTTTACCATCGCAAGCTTCACATCTAAATGCTTTCTTCTTGTATATTGTATCAGCTTTTTCTCGTATCTTTTTACTGAAAGATTCATGATCCATTCTATTGTGGAAACAGCTAGACCAATCATTCTTGTCTTTTGGTTTACGACTATATATAACCCACGATAGTTGCTCTGGACTATTCAGATTTATAGGAACATCACCCATGAGTTCTCTGACTTGTGTGTTTAAGTCTTGTATCAACGCTTTCTTCTCTGCTTCAAACTCTTGCTTCACCTCTTCTAACTCAACATAGTTCACAGAGAAGCCATCCCTGTATATCTTACACAAGCAGACAGCCACCATGTTTGTAAGACTTACTGTGTTCATTAGGCCAGCATCGTCCCCAGATAATCTTTGAAACAGCTTGTCGGCTAGTTGATCTGTAGCACGTAAGTCGGCTATCAAATATTCAGACAGTTCTGCGTGTGGTATGTCACGCACAGAATAATCTTTCTTAAAATATTCTTTTAGTGTATCTTGCTTCTTTGTATCCAGCTTGTACCTCTCTGCACACATCTCCAATGATAGAGGTTTCTTCTGTCCTCTCTGCAAAACATAGTCACCCAGCATTGTATCAAAAACAATACCATTGTATTTAAACCCAGACTCCCACAACCAAACAAGATCGTGTGCAACATTGTGACACACAAGAACTGTGGTCTTGTCCAGCGTTGCCTGTACAATGTCCCTACCATTTTCTGTAGGCTCTTTTTCACTGTGGTCAAATGTAATTATTGTTTCACCAAAGTCTGCTTTCATACCCACCATAACAAGAGAATTGTTTTTTTCAAAAGGGTCTAGGTGTGTACGACCGTTTCTTTTTGTAACTGTATTCTCTATGTCAAGCACTAGCTTCATTATTACCTCCTTGATACCCTTTTGGTGTACCTTTTTTTGCTAAGTAGTCTTTCTCTTCATAAGTCTTTATAGCATGGCAATTTGCACAAAGCAACTGACATTTTCTTATTTCTACTTTTAGAGTTCTTATACCACCACCAGCATGAACAAGGTTACTTATGGAGTCTCTCTTTTCTGATTTATCTAGGTGGTCAAATTGTAATGCGTGAGGACTTTCATTAAATCCACATTTTATACAACCACCTATCATTCTCTTTACCCTCTTAATATACTCTTTCTTCTTCTCCAATCTTTTTCTGTAAGAATTATACTTAACACTTGTCCAATTAACATTCTCACCCTTTTTATTATATTTTATCACGCTGTGTACCTCGCTGTTTTATAATCTAAATCACAGACAATGCGACCATGCCAACCAGACAATTTATTCTTTACAACATTAATGTGACGTAGTGTGCTTTCTTCACCACCATCATCGTTACCACTCTTGTTGTTTACAGGTGCATCTTTTGCAATTAAAATCATCAAATCGGCTTCGGCCGCTTTTCCTGTACGACTACCTTCCATCATGGCTTGGTTCAATACAACCTTACCCTCTGCTTCGGCAGACAACTGCGACATATAAAATATGGCACACTTATGTTGTTTGGCAATCATACGAGCATGGACAGCGTTTGCTTTCAACGCTTCGTCCTGTCGTGCAAAGCCTTGTGTCTTGGCAAACTTGTCCCCCATATCAAGGACAACGACATCTGGCTGATAAGACTTGCAGACACTCTCAACCCAAGACATGTCCTTGCCAGTAGCATCACGTAGCTTGACGTTCCTCTGTATCGGTGCATACAACTCCTTCGCTTTACTAGGATTCTCTTTTATCTGATACTTGTCCATACCAGTAGCAGAAGTGAGGTAGCGTAGACCCACACGGTGACTGCCCTCTTCATTGCAAAGCACGACACACTTAGCACCCTGCCTTGCAAAACCATTTACTCCAGCAATCAAACTCGCATGAAAAGACGTTTTACCTGTATTGGGTCTAGCACCCACTTCAATGAGGTGTCCATCGTTGACACCCTCAACGACCCTAGTAAGGGACGATATATTGAAAGACCATCTGGCTTCCATGTCGTTCTTCTGTAGCAAAGTGTCTACATCCATATCATCCCACTCTACGTTAAGGTTGGGTGTGAAGTCATCACCATAACTCTCAAGGATATTGCGTAAAGGCTCAAGGCTCGTCTGCGAACCATTTACATAATCAAATCCTAGATTGGCAATATCTTCTCCCACAACTTGTTGGAATAACTTTGATAAGACTTCCTGTGCCACATCATTACCCAAAGGATTCTCTTTCTTAATCCGTTTGAATAAATCTCCATATGCACCTTTCTGTGCAGTTGTTAGTGTAGGATTGTTGGCCATGAACAACGCTTCAATCTCGTCTGGTGTGACGGTTCTTTCGTAGTTGTACATTGCTTTGTCAATCGCACCTTTTATCTTTCGTACATCTTTGCTAAATAGTCTGTCTGGACATCTAGCACCTCTGTGTTCATCGTAAAAGGTTCTATCCATTAGACTTCTGACTAAACTTAATTCCATGCTGTGTCTCCCATTCTTTTTAAATTGTTTATGTCTGTTTCATTACGATACTTCAAGTCATCTGTCAAACGTAAAACCTTTACATTATTCACATGCCCTCTTAACTCTTTACTAAACGCTACAGTTTTCGGCAAGGCATCTGGGTCAAGTGCCACTATTACAGTCGAGAACTGCGATAGATACTTTTTGTATGATTCGGAAAGAGATGTACCCAACACAGCAACACCCACAAATTCATCTCTCCCAACTACACTAGCACTAATGCAGTCCTCGACAACGACTGCCACTT